CTCATAACCATACTGGTTTTGCAATGGGTGTTAATCCCCACGGATCTGAATGGAAAAGGTTGCGTGACTACATTGTTAAAGGTAGTGATTATCGAAAAACGCATGTTCAAGCGTGTGATATTGAGTGCCAAGATGGTAGTACCATCAATGATATGTCACAAATGTTCGAAGATCTTATTATTGAACGTTATGAGAAAACAGATACTGCTGGTCCTATAGATCTTTGTGGTAATGGAATTTATTATACGAAAGAAGCACGTCAAAGAATGCGCCGTAATTGGTTGCACCAAGTGTTTCAGAATTGTTACCATATATTTTTCTGTTTTATGTATCTTGCTGCCCATGGAAATCCTTCTGGAAATCTGTTGACGACATTGTTTAATACTATTTGTACATTAACTGCCCTGCTCTTTGCTCTTTATTTTTATTGTTATAATGAGCTGAAGAAGACTTTAAGTCTTGAATACTTGTACAAAGAAGTTCTTGCCGCTAAAGGTTTTGGTGATGACAATGTTTTTTCATGGACCCCTGAAGTTGATGGTTTTGGATATGGTGCTATCCACAAATATTGTTTTCGCCTTGGTTATGTTATGTCAGATTTCAAGAAGAAGATTCTTGTCTATGATCCTGTTACTTTACAAGCAGAACCAAATTTTTACCACATTAAAGATGTGGAATTCTTGAAACGCAAGTTTCGAGAGGATGGACCTTGTGTTTTCGCTCCACTCGCCTTAGAACACATACTTGATATGACTAATTGGTGTTCAAAGAAAAACGAGCTTGCTCTTGGCACCTATCTTTCTGCCTCTGCTGCTGTGTTAGAGTTGTACCATCATCCTGAAGATATTTTTCACATTGGAAGAACTAAGATTAATGCTGCTCTTATTAAGCATAATCTGAAGCCCATAAATATCTCATATCTTGAACTATATGCACGATTTGTGAATATGGGAAAAGATACTCCTGTTACTTATTGGATGCCAGGCTATATGTCGGATCCACTTGCTCTCAATGCTGGCCCTATGGCTTTTGAAAAAGCTCCAGTTGAGGC